GGGCGCAGAAATTATAACTTTTTATAATGCACAGACAGGCACATTTAGTTTTACAAATAGTTTGTTTTCTCTTGATCTTGCTGCATCTCAGTTTGGATCTAAAAAAGAAGTAGCTGATGTGGATAATAAAATTATTGTTCCTGTATCTGAAATTATCAATATTGGTGCTGATAATACTGTTGTATTAAAATATACTCCAATTGGGACCACTGGTGCAGAGGTAAAATATGTAAAAGTTATCAATGAAAATAATACTTTTGGAGAGAAATATGAAGTGTCTGCTACAGCAGGTGATGGAAAATTTACTATTGACGCATCTACAAAAACAATTACGTTGCCAGAAGGTGTAACTGGTCGTGTTTTTGTACAATACGAGAGAGAGTCTGAAAAAGCTGCAAAAATTACAAAGAAAACAGATGCGGTTCCTGAAGTCAAGACACTTCTCATTCACGCGATTTTCCACGATCCCTGTAATACAAATTTAGTGTACGCTGGCGTGATTAATGTTCCTAGAGCGCAAATTAATCCAGAATCAGTCGAAGTCACTCTTAATCCAGACGGCAAGCATTCTGCGGAGTATAAACTTCAGAAACCTTATTGCGATGAAAATGCTAAACTTTTTGATATTATCGTTTCTGAAGACTAATTCATAAATTTAGTAGTTATTTGACAAATAATAATTTATTTTATTATTTATCAATTTATAAAAAGAGGTTAACTTATGGGAGAACAAAATAATGCAATTTGTGCTATATGCGGAACTTCATACAGAGCATGTAATTCCTGTCTTGAGCAAAAAAGTTTCCAGCCATGGAGAACTGTTGTTGATAGCATAGAACACTATAAAATTTATTTAGCTATACATGGGTATACGATTTCTAAAGACAAAATAAAAGCAAAACAAGAGTTGAATCATTGTAATTTGTTAGGATTAGAAAGATTTAATCCTGAAATAAAATCTGTAATTAACGAAATTATGTCAGAAGATAAAAAAAGTAATTCAACTCCTAAAAGTAAAAAGGCTAATTCAAAAACAATCTCAGAAATAGAATTAGCAAAGAAAGAAAATATTGATGAATAGTGATTTTTAAATATAAGGGTATATAAAGTTTCTATTCATTAGTTTCTTTGTATGCCCTATTTTTTTACGAAAAGGATGTGAAAAAATAAAAGACTATAGTGAACAATTTGAACAATATTATGAAAGTGAAGATGTAATATATTGTAAAGATCCAAAACAGCAAAAATTGTATATTAAACATCATGCAAAATTAGCGGATGTTTTTTATAGTGAACTGGATGATAAAATTGTGTATGTGTTTTGGAGAAATGAACAAACAAAAGAACTTTATAAAAAATGGAAATCTCATAAATTAGATTAGAAGGAGAAAACTTATGGAATTTTTAAATGAGTATATGTTACCAGTTGTATTAGGAATTTGCTTATGTGTTGGCTATGTTATTAAACAGTGGCTCGCTGATGTAGATAATAAATATATTCCTACTGTTGTTGCTCTATTTGGAGTATTTTTATCAGCATGGATTAGTGAATGGAATGTAACACCAGAAGTAATTTTAAGCGGACTTATTAGTGGTTTAGCGTCCACTGGAATGCATCAATTATTTAAACAATTTATTGAGAGTACAACGAAATAGGAGGAAATGATATGGCGATTGTTGATAAAGTTATTAATTTAGCATTAAAAGAGGTTGGATATTTAGAAAAAAAGTCTAATTCACAACTAAATGATAAAACTGCTAATGCTGGCAGTGCAAATTATACAAAATATGGAAAGAATATGGGTTGTAATGGACAACCGTGGTGCGATGCATTTGTCGACGATTGTTTCGTACAGGCATACGGACGAGAGACGGCAAAAAAATTATTGGGTGGATTCAGCAACTACACTCCGACTTCCGCTCAATATTTTAAAAATATGGGAAGATGGTACACCTCTAATCCTAAAGTTGGTGATCAAATATTTTTTAAAAACAGCATAAGAATCTGTCACACCGGCCTAGTCTATAAAGTGGATGCGACTAAAGTCTATACTATAGAGGGGAATACTTCTGGCGCAAGTGGAGTAATTGCAAACGGTGGAGGTGTCTGTAAAAAATCCTATTCTTTAAACAATGCAAAAATCGCTGGATATGGAAGGCCCGACTATGAACATCATCAGGTAACGAATTCAACTCCTGCGACACCCTCTTCCTCTTCCACTTCAAACAAAAACGTCTACACCAAAAGACAATTTATCACAGAAGTACAGACAGCAATCGGAACAACGGCAGACGGCATTGCAGGTCCTAAGACCCTCGCAAAAACAGTTACCGTATCCAAAATCAAAAACCGAAAGCACAGAGTTGTAAAACCGATCCAAAAATATTTGAATTCTTTTGGGTATAATTGTGGTATCGTTGATGGTATTGCTGGAGTTAAATTTGATTCTGCTGTTAAATCTTATCAGAGAGCAAAATCTTGTGTCGTTGATGGTGAAATCACCGCTGGTAAGAATACGTGGCGTTCTTTGCTTGGATTAAGATAATTTCGAAAGGTGACTTTATGAAATGGAAATAATTACAGAATTATCAAAAATTGATTTTTTAGCTTATATTATTGCTACATGCTTAATTTTTGTCACTTTCAAATCTTGTATCTTAGCTTTTGAGTGGATTATTAAATTTTTCGGCATTGAAACTAAATGGATGAGAATAAAACGTGAAGAACGTGATCTGCTATTTCAAACATCTCAAAGTCTTATTGATTTACAAAAAAAACACAATGATGACGTAACACAATCCAACAAGCACGATGAGCAAATAAGAAACGAATTAATTTTATTTATAAATGAGATGAGAAATTCAATATCAGATACGCAACAAGAAATAAAACAATTTGCAGAAAATCGCATACAAGATAGAGAACAATCTTTAAAAATTCAAAAAGAGTTAACAGATTCTATTAAAATTATGTCAAATAATGAAGAAGAACGTAAAAAACAAATTGAAGCTCTTATACACGGAAGTAAAGAATTATTGGGAGCTGAAATTGATAAACGATATCGCGAATATATTTCTTTAGACGGGATCCCTGAATCTGAGATTGATGAATTTGATGATATTTTTTCAGCTTATAAAAATTTAAAAGGGAATCACACTCGTGATACAAAATATAATTATATTAAAAATCATCTTACTGTAATTCCTGTGGAAACAAAATTAGTTATAAATAAAAAATAATTAAATATTATTTGTAAATTTTAAATGGCACAATTATGCAAACATACAAATGAAATGACTTCTTTATAAAGAGGTTATTTCATTTTCTATTTTAAAATATCGCAATAAAGGAGATTCAAATATAAAACTCATTATAGATAACAATGTTGTTGAAAATTATAATCAATACTATTTTTCACAACACCCAAAAGCAAAGAAAAAGGCTATTGAACACAGTTGGCATCCTTCCATAAATGTTTGGATGATTCTACCTAGAATCCAAATGAATGTTTTGAAACAAAAATGGAAAGATTTTATTATCTATTGGATAAATGATTTAGGTTTACAAAATAGAAAATTTGATAATTTTGAAATGATATTTACAACATATATGCCAAATAAACGACGAATTGATTGTGACAACACAGTCCCTAAATTTATTTTAGATGGTTTTAGTGAATCTGGTTTCATTGTAGATGATGACAGTTCACATTTAAAATCTCTTACATTAAGAGTTAGATACGACAAAGATAACCCAAGAACAGAAATTGAAATCATTGAATTAAACTCATAGAAAATGGAGAATGAAAATATGATAAAAAATTATATAATGATGAAAAGAAATGAATGGAAAATAAAAGCTACATTATTTGGAATTGTTGCTACTATTATTGATAATCAAAAAGATATATTAGAAATAATGCAAAAAATGTACTCTACATTTAAAGATATTCCAGCAGAAGAATTGAAAGATGAATTTATTTCTAAAATGGTAGAAATTATTCATGAAGAAAAATAATAATAACCATTTTTTTATCTTTAATTTTAACTTTAGCATCTAATTTATCACAAAGTAATTCCTCTACATATTTATATTCATTACTTTTTTCTCTTTTTTGTGCTTGTTTTCTTCCACAAGGCTACTAGTAAATTCCATAT